GATTCGGATTCAGAGATCAACGCGGCACTGGACATCCTGGCAGAATTCTCAACACAGAAGAACACAGAGAACGAGACACCGTTTGATCTGGTGTTCAAGGACGAGACCACAGAACACGAAGTGAAACTTCTCAAGAAGGCACTTCAACAATGGACCAAGAGTAACAAGTTCAACAAGAGGATCTTCAGGATTTTCAGGAACGCATTGAAATACGGAGATTGTTTCTTTGTGAGAGATCCAGAGACACAGAAATGGTTGTACATTGACAACGCCAAAGTAGACAGGATCGTTGTGAATGAATCAGAGGGTAAGAAACCTGAACAGTATGTGATCAGAGACATAAATCCAAACCTACAAAGATTATCAGCAACACAGATTACACCCAACCAAACATACGGCGGCGGTGGAACAACAGGTGGCGGTACTGCGGCCTATGGTTCAAGTTACGCCAACGCAGGTGCCACAAACAACATGTCAGGCTTTGCGGGCGGAAACTCCGGTGGAAGATTCTACAAGACCATGAATGCCTACAACATAAACGCAGAACACGTGATCCATATGTCAATGTCAGATGGTCTAGACAACCTATTCCCATTTGGACAGTCGGTGTTGGAACAGGTATTCAAAGTTTACAAACAGAAAGAATTATTAGAAGACGCAATCATAATTTACAGGGTACAGAGAGCACCTGAACGTAGAGTTTTCTACATTGACGTGGGTAACATGCCAACACACTTGGCCATGCAGTTCGTCGAGCGAGTGAAGAACGAGATCAACCAGAGAAGAATTCCAAGTGCATCGGGTGGAGCAAACTTCATAGATGCAACATACAACCCAATGAGCATAAACGAAGATTACTTCTTCCCACAGACAGCGGAAGGTAGAGGATCTAAAGTTGACACATTACCTGGTGGTACTAACCTAGGTGAGATCGATGACTTGAGATTCTTCACTAACAAACTGTTCAGAGGATTGAGGATTCCAAGTTCTTATCTACCAACAGGTGCGGAAGATGGTGGACAACAGTACAATGACGGTAGGGTAGGAACCGCATACATCCAGGAACTGAGATTCAACAAGTATTGTGCTAGACTACAATCAATGTTGGCAGAGACTTTTGATAGTGAGTTCAAATTATGGGTGAAAAACAAAGGCTACAACATAGACAATGGTATGTTCGAGATAAAACTGAACCCACCACAGAACTTTGCACAGTACAGACAGACAGAAATGGACCAAAGCAGAGTGAACACGTTCACAGCAGTTGCGGATCTACCTTACATGTCAAAAAGATTCGCACTGAAGAGATATCTTGGACTTTCTGAGGAAGAAATGGCAAGGAACGCAGAACTATGGGCAGAAGAAAATAATGTGCCTCAGAAGAAACAGAGCAAATCAAATGAACTGAGGGGTGGCGGTGTCACACAGTCAGGAATCAGTTCAGACCTAGATCAATTCGAGGAACCAACAGCGGATCCAGAAGCACCAGAACCAGGATCACCACAACCAGGTGGCCCAGGACAGACCCCAGGTGGACAAACTCCAGGTGGTACAGGTGGCGGAGGCCAAGTATAAGGATTAAATACCGTTATGAAACTGAATGAATTCTTCACATATGGCGCAGATGGCTTTGAACAGGACAAGACCTATGAGCCTGAGAACGATATTTCAATCCTAGATTCAGAAGACACAAGGAAAACGAGATTAACACTCAAACAGATCAACTCTATGAGGTTGGCATCAGAGGCACACGATGCACAACAGAAGGAAGAGGCAGTATTCGTCCAAAAGATGTACGGACAACCTGCCCAAGACGATAACTTAGAGTTATAATGTCACAAACAGCATTCGTACTGGGTAACGGTGAGTCCCGTAGGGGCATAGATATCAACGATCTAAAACAAAAAGGCACGGTTTACGCCTGCAACGCCGTGTACAGGACACACCAACCGCACTGGTTGGTTGCAGTTGATCCCAAGATGATGATAGAGATAGCGGAGACGGATTATGTGGTACACAATAAAGTGTACTCCAACTACAACAACCAATATGAGAAACATCAGAAACTGCTGGATCACGTCACATGGAGCAAACCCAGCCTGGGTTGGAGCAGTGGCCCAACGGCACTTAAACTGGCCTGTGATCACGGATTCAAGGACATATACATACTGGGATTTGACTACCAAGGGCACCGGGAAGACAGCAAGAACAACAGATACAAACTCAACAATGTTTTTGGCGACACCCGTAACTACAAGAAGCGTAGCGACGAGGCCACTTTCTACGGCAACTGGATGAACCAGACCAAGCGTTGCCTGGAGGACTACAAGGACGTGCAGTTCCATCGTGTGATACCCAAAGGCTGGTTCCAACCCAAGGATCTAGAGTGGAAGGGCAACATAGATCACCCCACAACAGAGCAATTCCTAGCAAAATTTGACTTGCAGGTCAAGATCTAGTAAAAATACACCTTTTCTCACCAATTACAGCACCGTTTCTGCCACTTCACAGTAAATACAAACACTTATAAGTACAAATCGACCTAATTAGAAGGAGCACGTGTAAAATGTCAAATAATAAATTTGAGAGTTTATTAGAGTTACTGATAAACGAAGAAAACGATAAAGCGGAGGCTTTATTCCACGAGATCGTAGTTGAAAAATCTAGAGATATCTACGAGAACCTAGCAGACGAAGAAGTGACTGCTGAATCAAAAGACGAAGAAGTTAAAGAAACTGAAGCATCTGAAGAAGAGAAAGTAGAAGAAACTACTGAGGAAACTAAAGACGAAGCAGTTGAAGAGGCTTCAGAAGAGTCTAAAGACGAACAAGTAGACGAAGTTGTTGAAATCGAAGACGAAGCAACTGAATCAGAAACTACTGAAGAAGAATCAATCGAAGAAGTAGGCGGCGATGCAACTGACGAATTGGTTAAAGACATCTCAAGCGAAGAAGAAGGCGAAATGGATGCGGACCACGGCGAAGAAATGCCAGCAGACATGGACGCTGAAAAAGACGCAGAAGGCGATGTCGAAGACAGAGTAGTTGACTTGGAAGACGCTTTAGATGAACTAAAAGCAGAATTCGAAGCAATGATGGGCAAGAAAGACAGTGAAGAAGAGAAAGAAGACGAATCTCTAGCACCAGAAGTTGCACCAGAGTTAACTCCAGAAGTTGAAATGGAAAGCAAAGAAGCGAAAGAGACTGTGAAAGAGTACAAAAATCCAGTTAAAGCGGACACTGCCGACCATTCAGACAAGTCAGCAAAATCACCAGTAAACGCTTCTGTTAAATCAGCAGGCGGTACAACGGCAAACATAGCAAAAGGCGGAGCAGACGACAACGGAAGACCGGCTCCAACTGCGGCTAAGATGCACGGTGACTTTGAGAACACAGGCGGAAAAGCAAAATCTACTTCTTTCAAGAAGCAAGAGAAGGCAAACACTGCTGATGGTTCTGACAAATCTGCAAAATCACCAGTTGCCAAAGCGTAATTGTTGATTTAACGGAGAACATCGGATGAGTTCACTATACCTAAGAGAGAATCTAACATTTGATCAGGCCAGAGTGCAGGTCTTACACGAGGGAAAAGACGGTAAGGATTTGTACATGAAGGGCATCTGCATTCAAGGTGGGATCAAGAACGCTAATCAAAGGATCTATCCAGTGCAAGAAATCGCTAAAGCGACGAAAACGCTGAACGATCAGATAAGTTCTGGATACTCTGTGTTAGGTGAAGTAGATCACCCCGATGATTTAAAAATTAATTTGGATCGTGTATCACATATGATCACTGAGATGTGGATGGACGGTCCAAATGGATACGGTAAGATGAAAATCCTACCAACACCAATGGGTCAACTTGTCAAAACTATGTTGGAATCAGGTGTGAAACTAGGCGTTTCAAGTAGAGGTTCTGGAAACATGAACGAATACGGAAGCGGTGAAGTTTCAGACTTTGAGATCATCACAGTAGATGTTGTGGCCCAACCTTCGGCACCGGGTGCTTATCCCACGCCAATTTACGAACACCTAATGAACACCAAGGGTGGTAACATGGCAAAGGGTTTGGCGGCTGAAGTTAGAAATGATCCAAAAGCACAAAAGTTCCTGAAAGAGGCACTAACAAACATAATAAAGGACCTGAAATAAAATGATTGATGCAATATCAAAATTAGTAGAGTCTGGAGCAATCTCGGAAGATGTTCAAAAAGGCATCCAAGAGGCTTGGGACTTGAAAATCAAAGAAAACAAAGAAGTTGTAGGCGCTGAGTTGAGAGAAGAATTCGCTAAAAGATACGAGCATGACAAAGCAAACATGATCGAAGCGATCGACTCTATGATGAACGAGAAGTTATCTGAAGAGATCACCAAGTTCGTTGAAGACAGAAAAGCACTTGCACAAGAAAAAATCGCTTACAAAGAAAACGTAGGCAAACATTCTGCTAAACTAGAATCATTCATTCTAGGAAAATTAACAGAAGAGTTAAAAGAACTACACAGCGACAGAAAAGGTGTTCATGAAAACTTTAAGAAAATGGAAGAGTTCGTAGTAAACGCTCTTGCAAAAGAAATTAAAGAGTTCCATGAAGACAAAAAAGGCGTTGTGGAAACGAAAGTCAAACTAGTAGCCGAAGCCAAAAAACAAATGGCCAAGATGAAAGAGGCTTTCAT